CCCTGGTACTTCCTTCCCTGGCGAACAGTGACGTAGTACGTTTGCCTGAAATCGCCGGACTTCTCAAGGATGTGCTTGACGATGATGGAGCGCCGAAGGGTTCCCGGCGGCTGGTGCTTTGGCAATGCCTCGTGCATCACCGGCGCCAGCAGCTGCGCCTCTGCCCTGATCACTCCGGCGCCGGAATTCACCGCGCCGCGCAGAACATTCCTCCCGACTCTCTGCGGCAGCTCCTTCAGCGCAGCCTGAAGCTCCTTTAGTCCGGAAACGTGCTGGAGGTTAGGCATTGTTCAGGCCCTCGCTGCACATCAGCTGCAGCTCGCGGTGCCGCATCTCCACGTCCATCACGGACAGGATGTTGAAGTAGCGCCCCTGGTACACGACCCGCATCGCGGAAGTCACGTCCGACCTGTAGCGGATCTGCACCTGGTGCGAAATCTCGGAATTCATGGCCTGCGCGAGCTCCAGCTCTCGCCCGGACAGCGGAGTGATCGCGGCCCATACCGTGGCCACGTTCGTCCAGGTGAGCGCAGGCTCACCAAACGTGTCGCGTGTCGTGCTGCGCGACTGCAGCGTGATCTGCCTGCGAAGATCGCCGGCTCTCATGCCATCACCACGTTGTACGGGTCGAGAAGCGAGTCGACGTAGGGCAGTTCTTCCACTTTCCCGCGCTGGAGAATCGCCACCTGCTCGCGGTTCTCGTACATGGTCCCGACCCGCATCAGAATCCACTGCGCGATGCCCGCCGGCACGTTGCCGGCCGTGTCTCCGTAGCCGGCCGTGTAGTTCACCGCAACAGCCCCGATCTCCGGGATCGGAATGGGCCAGATGCGACCGAATGCGGGCGTGATGCGAGCAGGCGCGCCGGAGAGGTCCGCCACGATGGTCCCATCGGTGGAGCGCTGTATGCCATTGCTCGCAGCGTCGAACACGACCGTCTGCGTCGCGCCGCTCATGTCGCGGTAGACGATCGTCGAGATGGACTGCACGTTGCCGCGCTCGAGCACGATGGCATTCGGCGGCAGGGTGTAGGTACTGCCCCAGGGCACGCCCATGATGCCGGGGCCAGGGAACGAGTCGAGCACGAGGCGCCAACCCTGCGTGATGAAGCTGCGGCCGGTATACGACTCCGCGTACCGGCGCGCCGCCGAGATCAGCAGCGAGATGAGCGCATCCTCCGCCGTGTTGTCCGAATCCAGGCGCAGGTGCGCCTTCGCCTGCGCGAGGCTCACTGGTTCGGAAGTCGGTTCGGCGGTTTGGATCAGCATGGCGCCTCAGAAATTGAGGCGGCCCCGTCGCTTCGTGCGTCCGGGGCCGCAGGCCTTCAGGAAGGCAGGCTCAGACCAGCTGCTTGACGCCGGTCTGGTTGAAGGCCGACGCCGGCGCGAAGCGCGGGTTGATGCCCAGCAGCTGCGCCGCGATCAGCGAGGCCGCGGTGCCGACCGTGATCGACAGGGCCACGTAGGCGAAGCCGCCGTTCGTGTCCAGGTCGTCCGACTGGCACTCGATCACCACCTGGTTGTTGCCGTTGGAGGCGGCCACCAGTTGCGCGATCGCCTTGCCGGTGATGTCCTTCGCGTTCGTGCCGCTGGCGTCCGTGGCTTGGCGCAGCTTGGCGTCGACGGTGCTGCCGGTGGTCATCGCGCCGGTTTCCAGGACCGCAGCGATGCGGTGGAAATTGGCGGTCGGAACCCACGCGGTCACGACGGTGGCGGCCCCTTGGCTCACCGGATCGAGCGTGGCGAGGACGGCCACACGCTCGGCGTATTTCAAGTTGGCGTTCATGACGCACTCCTATGAAGTCGAGAAAGAAGAGGAAACCGGCCCAGCGGGCCGGGTGAATCCGATCAGGCGGACGCTTAGCGAGCGCCGAGGGTGACGAAGTAGCTCCGGGCGTTGGTGCTCTTGCCGGCGGGCGGCGTGATCGGCGCCTGGATCACCGGCTGGCCGTCCATCCGGAAGATGAAGCGGAAGGCGGTGGCGTTGGCGTCGAAGAACAGGTGCATCGAGGAAGCGCTCTCGATGCCTCCGGCCTTGGTGATGGTCCGGTAGCCGGCCAGCGACACCAGCGACAGGTCGGACTGCGCGCTGAACGCCGCGGCGTGCTCGGACAGCATCAGCGGACGGCCGCTCAGGGTGCCGTCGTAGGCGCCGCGCAGGCCGGTGTCCGGGGGCAGGAAGATCGGGATCTGGCCGACCGTCATGCCTTCCAGGTACGGCAGCATGTCGGGCTGGCCGATCCAGATCGCGTTCTTCAGCTGGCCCGTCAGCAGCCGGCTGCGCATCTTGGAGATGTTGGCCTGCACGATCGTGTTCGTGGCCTGCGCCGACTCCTTGGCGACCACCACCAGGGCGTTGCTGCTCAGGCAACCCTGCGGCTGCGCGCCGCCGGCGCCGAACAGGATCGCCTCGTTGGCCTTCCACTGGATGCGGTCGGAGGCCAGCGGCGTGAGGTACGAGCCCAGGGCAGGCGCGTCCTCCATCAGCTCGTTGGTCACCGGGACCAGCACCATCAGCTCCTTCAGGCGCAGCATCTCGGCGCCCAGGGACAGCTTGCTCTGCGTGGCCGCCGAGCCCTCACCCTTCCAGTAGGCCTGCACGCCGGTGCCGCCCCAGGGGGTCGTCTCGTCCTTCGGGAACATCATGCTGTTGCCGCTGACCTCGGTGTTCAGGGTCATCGGGATCAGCGATCCGTCTTCCAGCGACAGGCGCCAGATGTCCTCGGAGAACGCCGGCGGGATGGCGAAGCCGCCGTCGGTGCCGGAGCCTTCGTTGCTGTAGGTCGTCGGCGCGGCCGCGCTCATGCCGTTGCCCACCAGCAGGCGCTGGTCGACGCGGATGCCGGTGGCCTGGGCGAACGACGCCTGCTTGACGGCCTTGAAGAACTCGCCGGAGCTCTTGAAGCCGCGCTTCTTGTCCTGGGCGATGTTCTCCTGGACCTCGATGCGCGCCTGCGCGGGGATCGCCACGTGCGAACTGCCGGCAGCGGGCAGCGCGGCGGTCATGCCGGCTTCCTCGGCGGCCAGCACCTGCTCGCGCTCGATCGCGGCCGAGGTGGCAGAGATGCCGTCGCGCATGGCGGCGTACTGCTTGGTTTCGTCCTCGGTCCAGGCGCGGTTCTCGGCCTGGGCCTTGGCGTCGGTCGCGTCGTTGAACGCGCGGGCGGCTTGCACCTGTTCGGCCTTCTTGGCCTGCAGGGCACGGAGTTTTGCGGACATTTCAGTGCTCCAGAAATGCAAAAGCCGCCCGAAGGCGGCCAGAAATAACAAAGCCCACCGAAGTGGGCTCACGGGGTTGCACAACGGCCCAACGGGGCCACATCAGGAAATCGACGGACTTCCTGAAGGTTGGGCCGTGCTCAGCCCGGGTTCGGTTGCGCTGCGCGGGTCGAATTCGACCGTCACGCCTTTCGCGCGGAGTTCTTTCACGATCTTGGTCAGCCCGAAGCGCACACCGACGTACTCTCCGGTATCCACCTCGTCGTCATAGAAGTGCCGCGGCACCTCCGGCTCGAAGCCGGCCAGGATGATCCTGGCGGCGCCCATCGCGGCTGCGATGCGGACGGCGCCCAGGCCGGAGTTCAGGATCACGGCATGCCGGCCAGGCTCGACCTCCACCAGTTCGCAGAGTTGGCCCATGCACAAGGCGTCCAGCTCGCTCTCGTGCGCGCAGACGCGCATGCCGGCGAAATCCTCGAGATGGCGGTTCGCCGGATGCCCGAGATCGAACGCGACCAGCATGTCGGCCCACTGGGCGACGCGGGCCGCATCGTTCACCACGATCACGCGGTGCCGCCGGTAGGACTGCGCGATCTCTTCGGACATCCGCGGGCCGGTCGCCAGCACGGCTACGGTTTCGCCCTTCCAGATAGGCGATGGGGCCCAGCGGGTGGTCACAGGCCCAGCAGGTCCAGGTCGCGCCGGCGGGCGGCAGCGGCGCGGGTGATGGCTTGGGCGTCGGCAGCATCGGCAGTCGCAGCGGAGACGGTCGGCAGAAGGTCGCCGTCGGCGCGCGCGGAGGCCGAGCGCGAGCTCTTCGCGTCGCGCTGCATCTTCGCGACCACCTGCTCCATGGTCATGATTCCGTCGATCATCCCGGCCGCCAGCGCCGCATCGGCACCCAGCACGCGGCCCTGGCCCATGCCGTCGCGGACCTGCGCGATCGGCGCCTTGCGGCCCTTGGCCACAGCGCTGGTGAAGGCGGTGTAGTAGTCCTGCGCGCGCTGCTCCTGGTAGGACGCAGCCTCCTCGGAGATGCCGTCCGCCGAGAACGGGCTCAGCTCCGTCTTGAACTTGCCGGCCGAGAACAGCCGGACATCCACACCGGCGGCGGCGAGCGCCTTTGCGATGTTCTGGTAACCGGAATACACGCCGATGCTGCCGACTTCGCCGCCGGGCGCGCAGTAGGCTTCCGTGCACTGCGCCAGCATCCAGTAGCCTGCCGACGCCGCGAGGCTCTGCGCCACGCCGATCACCGGCTTGCTCGCCTTGACCTTGTTGATGACGTCGCCGACTTCCTGCGTGCCGTACACGCTGCCGCCCGGCGTGTTGTAGACCATTAGGATCTGGCCCACGGTTTCGTCCGACTCGGCATCGAGCAGAGCCTGCGCAACTTGCCGCGTGCTGGTGCCGCCATCGCAGATGTCGATGTCGCTCGCCCACTCGACGATCGCGCCGAACACCGGCACGACCGCGATGCCGCCCGCGCGACTACCGCCGGAGGACCGGCTGACGGCAGCCTGCACCTGCGCCAGCAGCGCCGCATGCCGATCCGGAGCAGCCGGCGCGGCAGGCGGTAGCGTGCCGGCATAATGCGACGCCAAGACGGAGGCGTAGGCCGCCATCCGCTCGGGCATCAGCGCCCACGGTTCCGACAGCGCACGCGCGAGCAGGTGAGGAGTTTTCATACGCTCTTTCCCAGCGCCACGAGGGACGCAATCAGTTCGGATTCGGTGAGGGTGGCGCCGGCATTGGCGTCCAGCCACTGCTGCGCGCTCGCGAGCGGCACGGCCATGATCTCGGCCACCACGCCGGCTTCGGGCATCTTCCCGTCGGCCTTGGCGACCCGGCGCGCCAGGCGCTCGGCCGCGGCCTGCAGCATCCCATTGACGCGAGCCTCGGCCGCCTTGTGCATGGCGTGCTTGGCTGCCGCCCGCTTCTCGCGCCGGCGCGCGCGGCGCGCATCGGCCCCGCTCATGTCGCCAGGCTTCGCCTTGTCGTCCGCGCCGTCGTCACCCTCGGCGATCTCGTCGTCGGCGTCCGATTCCTCAACCATGTTCAGCGGGCGTAGCGGCTCGTCCAGCCCGTCGATCGGGTCCAGCCCTTCCATCTCGCGCGCTTCGTTGCGCACCAGCCAGCCGGCATTGATGCCTGAGGTGTAGTAAGCCGACCGCGCCACCGAGTCGCCGCGCAACATGCGGCTCATGTCGAACTCAGGCTCCAGCCCCAGCGGCTCGTCGGCACCCAGCAGGAAGAACTCCATCGAGCTCTCCCACATCTCAGCCCACGGCAGCATGCAGTCCGTCCAGAACTCGATGGCCTGCTGCTCAATGTTGCTGAAGGTCGCGTCGTCCAGGATCCCGACCTTGTGCGGCGGCACGCCGAAGATGGCGGCGATCTCCTTGCGCTTCTCGGCGCGCGCCTCGATGAACTGGCTTTCCTTGTTGTTCAGCCCGATCTCGTGGTACTTCATGCCCTTCTCGAGCACGGCCACCTTCCCGCGGTTCACGCCGCCCTGCATGTCCTGCCAGGACTCGCGGAAAACCTTCTTCGCCTCCTTGTTGGCGAAACCGCCGGGGAATTCGATCCACCCCCCACCCGGGCGCGCATCATTCGCGAAGAACCGCGACGAGTAGGACTGGATCGAGATGCCCTCGGCCAGCGCCTCGCGCGCGATCTGGATCGGGCTCAGCCCCATGTAGCCGTCATCGGACAGCCAGCGCAGGTGCCACACCTCGCCGCGCTTGTAGTAGATCGTCTGCCCGCTCTGGGCGATGTACTTGTAGCGGTAGTTCCCGGCGTCGTCCAGCACCTCGATCGACATGCGGTCGGGGTGCAGCGGCAGCAGTTCCAGGATCTCGCCTTGGCTGTTCGCCGTGATCTGGCAAAAGGCATTCCCGCGCAGGGCGAGGTGCCCCATGAGCATCATCTTCCACTCGAACGGCGTCTGAAACCTGTTCGGCGCCTTCGCCATGAGGCGATAGAGCCAGTGGTTCGTGATGCGCGTCTTCCCGCCGCTGAACTTCGGCTTGTAGAGCGCGAAGGGCATCGACGCGAACGACTTGGCCAGCACCTGCACGCAAGCCAGCGCCGTCGGCAGCCCCAAAGCGTTCGCCGCAGTGACGCTCACGCCCGATCGGGTCATGGCGCCGATGGGCGAGAACCAGAACTGGCCCCACGGCGAGCGATCGCCCATGCCGTCGGCGCGCGGCGCGGCGAGAAACATCAGGCGTCGCCCTCACCGGCACCGGGCTTCTTCGGCGCGCGGATCCCGCCCATGTAGGCGCCGATCAGAGTGAGGGCCAGCAACAGGCCACCGCCGGTGGCGACGCCGACGCCGAGCCCCTTCTCCAGAGTCACCCCGCCGCTGACCATCAGCCACCCAAGCAGCATGCACAGATTGAAGACTTTGAGGTCCATGGTCACACCGCCAGTAGTTCGTAATCGGCGTCGAGCAATTCAGCTTCGACGGCGCTCGGCATCACGCCTATGGCCATGGCCAGGGCTTGCATGCCGTCAATTCGGCCTGTCGTCTTGGCCTTGGTGAATTTCCGGTTCTCCGCCGGGTCCTTCACCACCGTGGCATTGGCCGCGCACATGGTCAGAACCGGGTGATTCCCGTGCTTCAGTTTCTTCGCCAGCAATCGTTCTTCCAGCGCCCGGATGGCAGGCGACATGCTCACGAATCCTTGGCCGAAGTCGATGAACAGGGCCAATTCCTCTTCAGTGAAACCGGCCTTCACCAGCCACGGTCGCAGGTGGCGCATGCCCCATCGGTCGAATGCGAGCGCCCGCACGTTGTGCCGGTCGAAAACGCCGCGCAGGTGCTCAGCGATGTATTCGTACTCGATGGCGCGGCCCGGCGTCGTTTCCAGCAGACCCTGCTTCGCCCAGACGTCGTACGGCACGCGGTCGGCGCGCGACTTCTCGGCCAGGCCATCGCCAGGCAGCCAGAAAGTGGGATGAACATCGCCGGCCTCCGACACCAGCACCAGCGCCGTGAGGTCGCTGACCGAGGACAGGTCTAGGCCTCCGAACACGTCGCATCCCTCGATATCCGCTGGCTCCGCCCCGTTCTCCATCCAGATCGCTCGGGCGATGAATGGGCTTCGCGCCTCCACCCGCTGGTTGAGAATCAGGTTCCGGTAGCTCGCCTCCCGACTCGGCATGCGCTTGGCGTCCTGAGCCTGTCGGAAGACCTCCTCCTGATTCATGAAGTCATCGAAGTGCGGGTTCGCCGCCCTGATCGCCTTCTCGCCGAACGGATCCAGGTCCAGCGGCGCGGTGCAAAGTTCCACCTTCACCCGCGGATCGGCGCCGGTCAGGCCGTCGTCTATCAACAGGCTCAGGAGGTCCGCATCCGTCGGCGCCTGCGTGCTGATCACGATCGACAGCGGGCTCTCCTGCGCCGCCGATGCCGTTTCCAGCGCGTCGTACAGTTCCGACCGGGGCCCCTTCACCTGCCCGAGCTCGTCGTGCACCACGAACACCGGCGACAGGCCGTATGCCGTGGACGCATCAGCGCTCAGCGCGCGGTACAGGGTGCCGAGCTCGGGGCAGAACAGCTGCTTGCCGCTGTCCCGGATCACCACCACCGCCGACAGGTCCGGCGACATCCGCACCACCTTGGCCGCCAGGGCGAACAGGATGGCCGCTTGGTCGCGCGATTGCGCTGCGGAATAGAGCTGGCTGTTCGGCCGCGCCTCCGGGCCGCACAGGTGCAGCAGCAGGAGGAAGGAAGCCAACGCCGTCTTGGCGTTTTTCCGCGCCATCGACAGGATGAACGTGCGGGTCGGCGTGTCGTAGATGCGCCTGATCCACTTCTGCTGCTTCTTGGTTAGCGCCACCCGCTGACCGACCATCTTCCCCTCAGGAATGCAGCAGTGCGCCTCGATCCAGGCAATGTTCCGCTGCCCGCGGGTCAGCTTCCGGGGCCTGGCAGTTCCCATGGCTTCCGCTTCACGTCCTTTACCAGCGCGCGCGCCACCGTCTGCTGGTCGATCGCCTGCCGCGTGATCCGCAGCCGCGTGGCCAGCGACGACGCCGCCCGACCTTCTCGTTCCGCCATGGCCAGCAGCCGGTCATATCGCTTCAGGCCATCGTCATCGGCCAGCCAGGCGCGGTCGAAGTTCGCCATTTCCTCGGCCACGATTCGCGCTTGGACCACGTGCCGGCAGTACAGCTCGAGCAGCGGGGCGTGGGTGATCGTGAAAGCGTCGGCCGGCTGGTCGTTCACGACCTCGAGCCACACGGCTCGCTCGGCTTCGCTGATGTGGACCGGCGCGACCAGCCTCTTGATCTCCAGCGGCCCCGCTACAGACGCGACAGCGAGTGCCGCAGCGGATTTCCGTGGCATAAAAACGACCTTTTTTGGTTAGGCGTTGCGTTGCGATGG